GCTTCGAGTTAACGCTAATACGGAAAATTGACGAAATACCATGAGACGCGCCAGAAGCGACAGCATTACCGCTGCAGTATCAGCAGCACAAGTTAAATCGGGCATCAACCCTCCAGCACACGTTTCATTGCGAGAATCAGACCGGCCGTTTTGGGAAGCAATAATTTCCGCCCGCGCATCGACATCGTGGAACGACGCCGATCTTGTACATGCCGCAAGGCTGGCCAGGTGTCATTCCGATATTGAGCGATTGCAAGATGAGATTGAAGAGGATGGAGAGATGATGGCGAATCCAAAGCACCGGCTTCTGGAAACACTTATGAGGCGTTCGGTATATCTCTCTCGCATGCTCCATGTTCACGCCGAAGCGACACAGGGAGAAAGCCGAGAACAAGCAAAGCGGGCATTGCCTGAGAAAGCCGCGCAGTCTGCCGCGCACAGTGCGCTGATCCCTCGATTGTCCGCAGTCAAGTAACGATGGTCTTGTCGTCAAAGCCGCCTACGGGCGGTTTTTTTTAGCCTGTCGAATAGTGTCCAAGCTGAGCAGGGGCGCGGCGGTGATCGCGTTCATCGAGACGTTCTGCCTGACTCCTGAGGGCCAGCACGTCGGAAAGCCGATCAAACTGCTGCCGTTTCAGAAGCGATTCATCAAGGCGATCTACGACAATCCACGCGGTACCAGGCGCGCATACCTGTCGATTGCCAGGAAGAATGGCAAGACGGCGCTGATCGCAGGAATCATGCTGGCACATCTGGTTGGTCCGGAGTCTCGGCAGAACAGCCAGATTATCAGCGGCGCACGAAGCCGGGAACAGGCCGGGCAGGTGTTCAATTACGCGGCCAAGATGGTTCAGCTTTCTCCGGACCTTTCCAGCGTTGTCAGGGTTCTGCCGTCGGCAAAATCGCTGATCGGGCTGCCGCTCAATGTCGAGTACAAGGCACTGAGCGCGGACGGGACGACGGCGCACGGAAGATCTCCGATTCTGGCCATTCTCGATGAGGCCGGTCAGGTCAAAGGTCCGCTGGATGCATTCACCGATGCGATCACGACCAGTCAGGGGGCGCACGAATCGCCGCTGCTGATCGTCATCAGCACGCAGGCCGCAGATGACGCCGACCTTTTCAGCATCTGGCTTGACGACGCGAAAAAGAGCGCCGATCCGCGCATTGTGTCGCACGTCTACGAGGCGCCTGTTGACTGCGACTTGCAAGACCGCAAGGCATGGAAGGCAGCGAATCCTGCGCTCGGGGTATTCAGGAATCTCGACGACCTTGCTGAGCAGGCCAAACAGGCAGCACGCATGCCGAGTGCCGAGAACACGTTTCGGAATCTCTGCCTCAACCAGCGCGTTTCGACCGTCAGCCCATTCATCAGCGTCGGCGTATGGAAATCCTGCGCCGGCGCAGTGCTCGACTTCGGCAGCGCGCCTGTTTGGTGCGGTTTGGACTTGTCGTCGCGCACCGACCTTACCGCGCTTGTCATCGTCGGCAAAGTCGCTGGCGTCTGGCACGTCAAGTCACACTTCTGGACGCCAGAGCAGGGGCTTGCCGATCGCAGCAAGCGGGACCGTGCGCCATACGACGTTTGGGTTAGGCAGGGGTATCTGCATACGACTCCTGGGGCGACAGTGGATTATGAGTACGTCGCGCAGGATATTGCCGCGATTCTCGGCTGCCTTGATGTTCGCGCGATCGCATATGACCGCTGGAGGATCTCGTTGCTGCAGAAAGAGCTGGACGAGCAGGGAATTTCTTTGCCGCTGGTTGAGTTCGGTCAGGGATTCAAGGACATGTCTCCGGCCATTGATGCGCTTGAGGCGGAATTGCTGAACGGACGTATCGCACACGGCGGGCACCCCGTGCTGACCATGTGCGCATCGAACGCCGTCGTGGCAAAAGACCCTGCCGGCAACCGAAAGCTCGACAAGCACAAGGCGACCGGACGAATTGACGGAATGGCGGCGCTCGCGATGGCGTTCGGCGTCGTGCCGGTGGATACAGAAGAGATTTGCGAAGTGGAGTTGACCGTCCTGTGAGCGCCGCCGCCCCCACTTGGTACAACGCCGCGCGCGTCGCCATCCCCGGATCCGTGATCCTCACCGCCTGGAAAGCCGAGCGCGAAGCTGCCCGGAAGATCAGCAACGCCACCACCTACGCCACCAGCTCCGGCACCAAAGGCAGCCAGCTGTACGAATGGCTCACCGGTTCCGGCGCCTTGTCCACTGCCGGACCGGCCGTCACCGAGCGTACCGCGCTCGCCATCGGCGCCGTGTACGCCTGCATCGGCCTGATCGGCGGCGCGATTGCCAGCCTTCCGCTCCCTATATATCGCCGCGTAAAAGACTCCAGGGAGCGCGTCGATCACCCGCTATCCGACCTCCTCAATGTCGAGCCCACCCCCGCCTGCAGCGCTGCCGTCTGGCGAGAATACCTGCTCTGGGCCATTCTTCTGCACGGCGACGGCATGGCCAGAATCCACCGCAAGGGCGGCCGCCTGAGCCTGCGACCCGACGTTGTTCGGCTCGAACCCCTGCACCCCCTGGACGTTTCCGTCTCGATCAACGGCGATCGCCTCGCCTATCAACTGGTCGATCTTGCAGAAGGGCGCACGATCACCCTCGACCAAGACGACATGCTGCACGTTCCCGGCCTCGGATTCGACGGCTGCCGAGGCATGTCCCCCTTGCGGCACGCCGCCCGCAACAGCATGGGATTATCCCTGGCCGCCGACGAATACTCCGCACGCTTCTTCAGCAACGGCGCCCGCCCGGACTACGTGATCACCACCCCTGGAAAAATGGACGCCAGCCAACAGGCTCTATTTCGTGAATCCTGGATGGCCCGCTACGCCGGATTGGGCAATTCCCACATCCCGGCCATCCTCTCCGGCGGCGGCGAAGTCAAAGCCCTGTCGCTCAATCCGGAAGACGCGCAGCTGATCGAAACGCGCAGTTTCCAGGCCGCCGACATTGCCCGCTTCTACGGCGTCCCGCCACATATGATCGGCCTCACCGAAAAAACCACCAGCTGGGGAAGCGGCATCGAACAGCAGAGCATCGGTTTCGTCAAGTACACCTTGAGCCGTCACCTGGTCAAGATCGAGCAAGAAATCAACCGCAAGCTCCTGCGCGACGGCATCCACTTCGCAGAATTCATCACGGCCGGCCTGGAACGTGGCGATTACAAGGCGCGTAACGAAGGCTATCGCATCGCCCTGGGGCGCGCCGGAGAACCGGGATGGATGACCCCCAACGAAGTCCGCCGCCTCGAAAATCTCCCGCCATTGCCTGACGGAAACACTCGCGCCACAGGCGAATCCGCCGCCGCCAAGACCCCAAGCCAGGAACAAGCATGAAAACCAAAATCCCCCTCAACAAACTGCTCGCTGACAACCGCGGCAAGGGCCTGTTCAGGATCGACAATGCCTCACAGGACGAAGCCACCGTCTGGTTGTACGACATGATCGTCTCGGACAGCTTCTGGGGTGGCGTCTCCGCCATCGACTTTGCCAAACAGATGACGGCCATCGACGCCAAGACCATCCACCTGCGCATCAACTCGCCGGGCGGGGAGGTCTTTGCCGGTCAGGCCATGGCCCAGATCATTCGCGAACACGCTGCGCATATCATTGCCCACATCGACGGCTACGCCGCCAGCGCCGCCTCCTGGGTCGCGCTCGCCGCCGACGAAGTCGTCATTTCCGCTGGGGGGATGATCATGATCCACAACTCCAACACCATCGCCTACGGCAATGCGCGCGACCTCCAGGATACCGCCGCACTGCTCGAAAAGGTCGACGGCCTCCTGGTCGCCACCTATGCCGAAGCCACTGGCCAGGACCCCCAGCAAATCGCCGACTGGATGGCCGCCGAAACCTGGTTTACGGCCGAAGAAGCCCTGCAGTACCGGTTTGCCGACCGCATCGCCCAGACCACCGACAGCGCCGCCCCCGGCAACGCCATCCAGTGGAACCTAACGGCCTGGTCCAAAGCCCCCGCGCCGCCGCCCACAAACCCAGATGGCGACCGGCCCAATCCGGTCGCCATCGTTGATCACCTCCGCCGGCGCCTCCGCCTGGCAGAAGCCCAGAATGCCTAGACGCTCCCGCGTCAGCTGATAACCGCCCATTGGCGGTTTTTTTTCGTCCAATTTAGGAGAAGCCCCTATGCAATCCATCCAAGCTCTGCGGGAGCGCCGCGCCGCTATCGCACAATCCATCCACAAGCTGCTCGACGACCACCCCGGCGAAAAATGGACCGCTGCCCTGCAGGAAAAGTACGATCAGGGCATGGCAGAAATCGAAAACATCGCCGCCGAAGCCAAGCGCGTGCAAGCCGTCCTCGACCTCATCGCCGACAACGCCGAAACTGACGCCGTACGCACCGTGGTCGACCGCGCCGCGCGCGACCAAAAGCGCCCGGCCAACGTCGACGCCTTCTGGAAGCTCATGAAAAACGGCGAGAAGCTGGTCACGCCGGAAGAGTGGGCCGTCCTGCGCAATACCATGTCTGTCGGCACTGCCGCGCAGGGGGGCTACACCGTTCCCACAGAAGTCGCGACCAGCGTTGCCGAGGCCCTCAAGGCCTACGGCGGAATGCGTGCCGTGGCCGAGGTCTTCCGGACCGCGCAAGGCAACGACATCAACTTCCCCACCTCCGACGGCACGACCGAGACCGGTGAGCTGATCGGTGAAAACACCACCGCCACCGGCGCAGACCCGAGCTTTGGCGTCGTCACGCTCAAGACCTACAAGTTCTCCTCAAAGATCGTAGCGGTGCCGTTCGAGCTTCTGCAAGACTCCTCGATCGACATGGAGGCATTCATCAAGACGCGCCTCGTCACCCGCCTGGGCCGCGTCACCAATGCCTACTTCACGACAGGCACCGGCTCCAGCCAGCCAAACGGCATCGTCACCGCCTCCTCCGCTGGCAAGACTGGCACCACCGGCCAGACAACGACAGTAATTTTTGATGACCTGATCGACCTCATCCATTCTGTCGATCCAGCATACCGCGCCCTCGGGCGCTGCAAGTTCATGATGAACGACGCCAGCCTGAAGGTCATACGCAAGCTGAAGGACAGTCAAGGCCGGCCGATCTTCCTGCCCGGATACGAAGGGCTTGCTGGCCCGATGGCGGACACCCTGTTGGGATACCCGATCCAAATCAATCAAGATGTCGCGACGATGGCGGCGAATGCGAAATCAATCCTGTTCGGAGACTTCACGTTCTACAAGATCCGCGACGCCATGGACGTTCAGATGTTCCGATTCGACGACAGCGCGTACATCAAGCTCGGGCAGATCGGTTTCCTTGCCTGGATGCGCAGCGGAGGAAACTTCGTCGACGTCGGTGGAGGGGTCAAGTATTACGCGAATTCGGCGACTTGAACCGCCTTCAACACCGATTTCCCGGCGCTCGCGCGGTGCCGGACAGGAGAAAAGAATGGAAAACGCAAAACAATCAGGTGCCGAACAAATAGTGGCAACAACGCTCCCTGTCGAAGACGCAGAACAAGCCGGGACCGAAGCGCGCCTTGTTGCCGGCCGGGCGCTGGTCGGTCGTATCGAAGCCGGAGAGTTCGACCAGAGCGCTGTCGAAACTGCCGCGGAATAAGCATTTCGCATGATTTAACCTAGCGAGAAAATTTTATGGCATCTGCAAATGCTGGCAACCTTACCAAGAAACTGGCCGACGCCTATTTCACCGGGACGTTCAAATTTCTCCTGGTCTCATCACTCCCGTCGGAGAGCGATCTGGATACGTTCGATTTTCGCAATGACGTGACCAACGAAGTCGCCGCGAGTGGGTCTTACGCAACCGGTGGGGCAACAGTGACCT